AGGCGCTTGCAGATGTGCAGGCCTTTCAGTACACGATTACCGGCGCTGCACTGAATTCACCGCTGCCCAATGTTTCGAATGTCATCACGAATTTTGTATCAGGACTGACACAGATCACTTGGACGGCAGTTAGTGATTTCCGGCAATCGACGATTGATTATGAAGTGCGCATTGGGCCGACATGGGCGTCAGCGCAGGTACTTGGCCGCACGCCGACAACCAATTTTACGGCAGTTGGTGACGGCACTTATTGGATATCTGCACACTATCTGGCGGCCAGCAGCACTAACGTTTATTCTGCAACGCCGCAGTCAATTGTCATCGCCGGGGCAACGCTGACAAAGAACGTCATACAGTCTTTCAGTGAATCAGGGACCGGCTGGACCGGCACCATGTCGAGCAGTCTCAATGTTGTCAATAGCGAGCTGCTTTTGCAAGGTGCTGGAAACATTCTTACCGAGCCAAGCTTTCTGACTGTCACGGATGTGATTTGGTATGGCGGGGTTTCACCGTCCGGAGAGTACGACCTTCCAGCAATTCACGCGGTCAATATCGGCCGTGTGGCGCCGTGCAATATCTTGATGTCCTACACGGCGCGTGGGCAGTCAATTCACGACAACGTTCTGACGATCACAGATTTTCTAAATGTGACGGACTTGTTTAGCTCTGCGCTCGGGGCGAACGTCAACATTCAGCCGCAAATTGCGACCGCACCGGCCAGTGGTGTCTATGGTGCTTGGCAAAACTTTGTCCCGGGTGCTTATAACGCCCAGTATTTCAAAGCACGCGTGTTAATCGCATCGAGCAACCCGCAAGTGATCGCGGTTCTGTCTGATCTGAAATTCGCTGTTGATGTCCCGGACCGCTTGGATGCCTACACAGTAACGACGTCAGCCGTCGCCACTGTAGTGACATTCACGTCGCAATTTAACGGTGGTCCTGGGTCATCGAGTGTTCCGTATGTGCAGGCAACCATTCTCAATGCACAAGCAGGAGATGACTGCCAGATCACCAGCATCACAAAAACCAGTTGCACCGTACAAGTCACCAACTCAGGTGCGCTTGTCGTTCGAAACGTTAATCTTCAAATTCAGGGGTATTAAATATGTCTCAAGGATCTCAAGTTTTACCAACAACCGGGACTGTCTCGGGACTGGCTCTCGCGCAGGCGGTAAATGCAGCCCTGGCGTCACTGGCCAGTCAGACATCAGGGGCAACCGATCCGTCAACACTTGCGGGTGGTGTTCAGCCGTTTTCTTTTTGGGCTGACACATCCGTAACGCCCAACATGCTGCGACAGCGTAACGCAGCAAATACTGCCTGGAACGTTTTTGGTGACATGACTCAGGCAGGTCTTGGTTTGGCGACTATCATAGCTTTGCAGCAAGGGCTATATACATCGGTGGTTGCTGGCGGCACGTCGGATGCGTTGACGGGTAGTTTTTCCCCTGCGATCACGTCTACCACCATGGCCTCCGGTGTCGTTGAGGTCACAATCCGTGCCGCTTTTGCTAACGCAACCACAACACCGACGTTCACGCCGAATTCTGGTGTTATTACTGCTCAAAACATCGTCAAGGGCAATGGCTTGGCGCTCGCCACTGGCGACATCGCTGGCGCCGGACATTGGATAACCTTGCAATGGGATGCGACACTGACTAAATGGGTATTGTTGAATCCCGCAACCGGTATTTCCGGATTCCCCACAGGGACTGTCATTGAGTCTGCTGCGCCAGCACCGCCGCCGGGATACCTTGCTTGTCCGATTGCGCAGACCAATCTATCTCGATCAACTTACGCCAATTTGTACAATGCGCTGACGATTCAGACGACGGCAACATGGACAAATGGTGCTTCGTCCATCGCAGTGGCAAATGCTGCACTAATGGCAATCGGCTATCCGATGAGTGGGACAGGTATTGCCGCAGGAACGACCATCAGTTCGATTTCAGGAACGACTGTCGGATTGTCTCTTGCAACGACTGCGGCCGGCACCGGTGCGGCCATTGTTGTTGCACCTTGGGGCGTCGGCGATGGTAGCACCACGTTCGGTATGCCATGGTTTCCTGCCGATTATGCAACTGTCCAAGCGAATGGAAACCTTGGAACGCAAACTGTCGGTGCAGTTATTTCGCATGCGCACAGTACAAACGCCGGTGTAACAAATTCAGGCGGCGGCACATTAGCCGGTGGATCCTCGCTTGGTCTGGCAACACCAACTATTAATGCCACCGGCGGTGCAGCCAACTTGGCAGCTGGCGTGCGCATGAACAGATTCGTTAAATATTAAGAGAGAGAAATAATGAACACTAAAATCGTGTATTTATTCGACGGTGCAACTGGTGAATTTCAAGGGCCGTGTGAGGCCCATGAGTCTGCGCTTGAGTCAGGAGAATTCATTGAGCCAACAAACTCGACTGAGACAGCGCCGCCAGCCGTTACAACCAATCAGGTGGCGGTTTATGCATCAAGCGCATGGGGTGTACAGCCAGACTATCGCGGCCAGACTATCTACAACCAAACCACAGGCGCAACTCAGGAAGTAACCGAAATTGGCCCCGTACCTTCCGGCTGGGCGACTGCGGAGCCGCCACCAAGCGCGGCTAAATTGTGGGCAGATTATCAAGTGACTGCGCAGGCAGCGATGGATAAAACAAGCGTGACGATGGAGCGCATAGTGGAAGGCGTAGCGCTTGGAACCTGCGCACTCACAAATGCCGACGTTATTGCGTTCATGACTTACAGAAAATCGCTGCGCGCCATTATTTCTGCTGCGACCGGTGACCCAACTAAAACACTGCCGCCCCGGCCATCTTACCCAGCCGGAACATAAACCAACAACACACCATAAACCGCCTATCTGGGCGGTTTTTTTTCGCCCAATTTTAGAGGAACGCAAAAACATGACGCCTGAAAAATCGCCTGAGAACTTCGGTTGGATTACGTACGCGTGGGTGATCGGCCTGTCTGCCATGGGGGGCTTCGTCTCTTTCATGCGCAAAGTGAAAGACGGCCACGCGCGCGCCTGGAACATCGTCGAACTGATCGGTGAGATTTGCACCAGCGCGTTTGCCGGTGTGATGACCTTCTATCTGTGCGAATACAGTAATTTCGACCAGTTATTGACGGCGGCCTTCGTCGGCATCGCTGGTCACATGGGCAGCCGCTCGATCATGTTGTTCGAACGGTTGATGGAATCCAAGTTTCCACAGGGGAGTGAAAAGCAATGAATATCGACCAATTGCACCAGATCATGCCGCTGGCGCACGCACGCGCCGAGGCCTTCCTTGATCCGCTGAATGCGGCCATGGATGAGTTTGAAATCAACACCAAGGAGCGCCAGGCGTCGTTTATTGGCCAAGTGGCGCATGAATCGGGCGAACTGCTCTACGTGCGCGAGCTGGCCAGCGGTGAGGCATACCAGGGGCGCGTCGACCTGGGCAACATCAACCCCGGCGATGGCGTGCGTTACAAGGGGCGTGGCCTGATCCAGGTCACCGGCCGAGCAAATTACATTGCCTTGATGATGTCCTTGAACATCGATTGCGTGCAGAACCCTGAATTACTGGAGCAGCCAGCACTCGCTGCACGCACTGCCGGTTGGTTCTGGAAAACGCACGGACTTAACGAGCTGGCAGATGCTGGCGATCAAAAAGCCGTGACGAAGCGTGTCAACGGTGGATATAACGGCCTGGCTGAACGCTTGGCATTTTTCAATAAAGCAATGGAGGTGTTGTAATGGACTGGACAAGCGTAATTACTAAACTGGCGCCGATGATCGCTACTGGCCTCGGCGGCCCACTGGCTGGCGGTGCTGTAGCTGCAATCGAATCTGTTTTCGGACTGACGCCGGCAGCAGATGCGACGATCGATGATCGCAAGGCATCAATCGGTGCGGCAATCCAGAATGCGACACCAGAACAACTGGCGGCACTGACCAAGGCTGATAATGACTACAAGCTGGCCATGGCAACGGCTGGCTTCAAGAATCAGGCCGATCTGGCAGGGATTGCGCTGCAGCGTGACGAGGCCGTGCTTGCCGATGTTGCAGATGCACGCAAGAGCAACGCGCAGAATCCGGTTGTCATGCGTCTAGCCATCATGGTGCTGCTGACGTTCGCAATCATCATGGGCGTCGTGCTCTATGGCTGCTATGGGCTGTTGACCGGCGGCATCACCGTTAAGGATGTTGCCATTGTTGCGGCCGTGTCCGGCCTGGTTGGCTCGGTGGTGGGGTATGTCGCAGCCAATGCCCAGACGGTGATTAACTTCATTTTCGGTGGCAGCCTGGGTGGCGAACGACATGCTGATGCTATGGCGACGGCTATTTCCAGCACCATCACGACGGCTGGGGACAAGCGCTAGGCTACAAGTTGCATTGCCGGCTTGGTCGCAGCATTGACCAGCCGGTCAATGTAGTCAGACCAGTCCTGCATCATCTTTGTACGCTCGGCAAGGAACTTGGCGCGGTCGTATGCCTTGTCGACCTTGTTGCCCTTGGCATGAGAAAGCTGCAGATCGACCACCTCATGCCGATATCCTAATTCCTGTTTGAGCACACCCATGGCCAGGGACCGGAAGCCGTGGCCGGTCATGCGGCCGTGATAGCCGAGTTTTTCTAGCACTTTCAAGATTGCACCGTCCGACATATGATCATCTGGTCGGCGCTGGTTTGGAAACACGAATTTGTTCCGGCCGGTCAGTGGCTGCATTTCACGGAAGAGGGCGATGCTTTGCCATGATAGAGGGACGATATGGCCGCGCCCCTTCTTCATGCGCTCTGGCGGGATATCCCAGACTGCTTTATCAAGGTCAGGCTCAGACCATGGCACCGCAATTAGCTCGGTCGTCCGTACGAAGGTCCGCATCATCAGCCACAGCGCCACCCGCGTTGCCGGATACATGTGCGCAGGGCAGTGGACTAGATCCTTGATGAACTGCGGGAATTCTTCCACCGTGATGGATGCGAAGTGGCCTTTTTTCGGCTTCTTCATCACGTCTTTTAGTGCCGCCGCCGGATTGCCTGGCGCATCACCGCACACAATCGCAAAATTAAAAATGCGGGATACCATCCCACGGCACCGGCTTGATATCTCTAGGGCGCCGCGCTTCTCGATTTGACGAAACACAATCAGCAGCCGCTGCGGCGTGATCTTGGCAATCGGGTCGGCGCCGATCACTGGGAAGACGTCTAGCTCGAGGCGGTGCAAATTCTCTGCCGCAGTCCCATCACCCCATTCATCACTGGCCGCCATGTGCGCGTGCCATTCTCTCGCTACCACTTCAAAGGTGCGCGCCTGCGCCGCTACAGTGGCAATCTTACTAATCTGCTTTTCAACGCTAGGGTCGGCACCAGCCTTTACTTGGCGGCGTGCCTCTTCCCATTTTGCGCGCGCGTCTGACAGCGTCACATCAGGATAGACGCCGAGCGATAGGGATTTTTGTTTGCCACCGAAGCGATAGGCACCACTCCAATATTTACTTCCGTTTGGGTGGATGATCAGCACTAAGCCGCGACCATCTGCAAGTTTGCGTTGCTTCTCTTCGGGCTTGGCAGCCCGGCATGCAGCGTCTGTAAGTGGCATTTGTTGGTGAAAGTTTTTGTTGGTCTGATTTTCACCAGCAAATGTACCAACAAATATTCTGGGTGTAAATGAACGATCATGAACACCGGTAAACAAAAAAGCCGCTGTACCTTGCGGATTCAGCGGCTTTGATGAACAACCTTGAACTACTTAAAACAAATCATTGGCGGAGACGGAGGGATTCGAACCCTCGATACAGGTTTAAGCCCATATGCTTCCTTAGCAGGGAAGTGCCTTCGACCACTCGGCCACATCTCCACACTGTAGACAGTTACTGATTACTGCTGTGC